GTTTGGAAATTTACACCACCTGAAATTGTTGGTAGCCCAGTATAGACAAAAGTTCCATTAAGTGGTAATGTTGCATTTGGAATATTAAAAAGACCATCCTGATCTCCATCACAACAAGCAATTATTCTATAATAGGGTACTCCAGACATTATTGAGTATATTTTTTTAGTTCATCCACTTTGTTTGGTTCTTTTGTATAATCAATTTGAACCGGTTGTATTTTTGTTTTAAGAGATGCTTCATAAGATAATAAGCAAGTAGAACAAACTGCTTTTCCATCACTTGCGGTTCTTCTTTGACATCCACAAGAAAGAGCACTTTTACAATTTATACATGTTGACATAGTTGTTGGTTTTTATAGTTTAACAATTTTTACATTCAAATTTATTTAAAAGTTTTACTGCATAGTTAAATAAAGTCATACCTTCTTGACTTAAATGGCATGTTTCTATTTTAGCTTTTGCGGCATCCAAATACATTCTAATTAATCTTAGCTCTCTCAGCTTCTCTTTAATCTTTGCAGGAGGATCACAATTTGCAGCATCTATATTACAAAGAATTTTCTCATATTTATTTAATGCACATGTAATTCTTAAGTGATTATATTCTACATACACTTTACACTCTGGATCTACTGCATATTTTACTATATATAAACCATCAGGTAAGTTTACGTAAGAAGTACCACAACTTTCTGTTTGTAATTCTAAATCACATGCTGTAAGAGTTGGAGTTGAATTTGGAACAAAATGTAATTCAACAGCACTGAATCCAGGAACCGTTACAAATAATCTAGGTCTGAATATTCCTACTAATGGTGAATATACACTTGTGTCAAATATCTTAAACACACATGAATTTGAAACAGTAGGTATTTCTAAACTTAATACATGATTTGCCATATTCTTTATAATAAAAAAGGAGAGGAGAGATTATACTCTCACTCTCCTTTATGAGTTTATATCTACTAAAATTAGATTACCGGACTAGTTACAGCAGGTAGTGGCACATTAGGTGTAGATGCTGCACAAGCTACTCCAAGAGGAATGCTGTCAACAATACAACTAGATTCACAACTTGTTAACCAAGCAACTAACTGATTGTAGATGGTAGTACCAATTGCACCCAAAGTTCCATTAAGAGCTGGGTTAGCTGGAGTAATGATCTCAATTAAATACTGATCATTATCAAACGTTCCAGTTGGATTGTAAAGTCTAGGAACATTATGCTGAATGAAAATTCTATCATAGTAAGCATTTCTAGACAAACCAGCAGCTTGATACAAGTCATATCCTTGAGTAATTTCTCGGATACGTAGATCAGTTGCAAGATGGTTTTGTCTGTATGCTTCAGAAAGAACTACATCTCTTACTACAGTTTCTCCAATACCATTTGATTGGCGACCATAACATTGTACACCAACACAAAGTGATTGGAATTCACAAGGTGAACCTGTGTAATCTACTTCAGAAGCATAGATTCTTACTGGCTCTAATTCATAGAAATCAGAAACTTGGAACGTACAGTTACCAAATTTAGTTTCTACATAAGCTCCATTAAGAACTAAACCAGCACACTCACCAGCTTGATATCCAAGATCTGGATCTGCAGGAGTACCGAAAGTACTATAGTGTAAATAACTTACACCAGGAATTACAGGTAAAGAAGTTAATACAACTTCTTCTGGATAGTAATATTTCCAGTTTAAACCATTATCGTTAGTAAATGTAACAATAGGATACGCAAATTGATTTAATAATACATTTTGTCTTAATTGTTGAGCCCATGCAATAAATACTCTACGTGGATCTACTGGAGTTGGAGTAGCAAGTGGAGTTACAGGACAACATCCAGTGTAAGCTTCAAGAGTCTCATATCCATTGTGGTTCAAAGTTCTAAGAACTGGAGAACCTTTAACATCAATGCGTAAGTAATAAGTCTCACCACATAAGAATTGCTTACAACAAGTACCAGCAGTTTCTCCTGGTTCAGAAGAAGAAGGTGGGTTAAGTAAGTTCCATGGAGTTACACCAACGTTCAAAATATAGTTTTGTGGAGCATTTGCAGGAACTGCATACATTCTACTAGCATATCTAGATTTGATAGTCTTACTTTTGTTAGACTCTAAGTATCCTCCAGCGAAAGGACCAATTTTGTCATTTGCCATTAAAGATCCAGTTGCAATAATTACTTCACAACAAGAAGGATCTAATGGAGATGGACTGTTAAGAACAGGTCTTACTGTAAATGTATTAGGGTCAATCCAAGTAAGTTGCCCTGCAGTAAGCATGTTTGCTGTAGATGTACCTAACTGTACACCACTAAGCGGAGAAATACCCTGGGTTGCCACCATGGTCTTTCTATAAGCGTGATTAAAATAAGCCATTTGTTTTTGTTTTAGTTAATAAATATACTATAATATAGTAAAAAGTTTTTTAATCTCCAAATTATTTTAAGAAAAGTAATTTATACTTAGCTGAGTTAAGCGCATCCTTTACCAAGTCTAAGTTATTTACTATTTCTGAGTAAGGCAACATGCCTTGTAACTTGTTAATCATTCCATAAATATCTCTGATGTAACCAACTGCATCAGCTGTTGTATCTAGAGTTCTTGGTGGTACCTCTTTATATGAAAGTAATTTCTCAGCAGCTCCCTGATATCCTTCTATAAGAGTATCTGCAAAATCTGGTATTGCATCATAAAGATTATTCAAAGCTTTATGTGCAGCATATGATCCTTCACCTTTTACCTTTAAGTGCAGTTTATGAAAGCTTGTTCTTGCATTCATTAATTCACTAGCACATGCAGCAACCATTGTATCTAATGAACTACCACCTACACCAGTATCTGGAGTTGGTTGTGGTTTTGCAGGTTCACTTTTTGGTTGAGTTACTGTTACCTGTGGTCTACTAATTGTTTTAGTAGGTTCAGGATTTCTTTTTAAAAGTCTTGATTTTGCTTCCATTATTAGTTATTTCTTTCTGCACCTTCTGTACCTCTAGAGAATTGATTACCTGATTCAATATCTCCGGCAAGTATACTAGCTGCCTCATCTATTATTAATTCAATTATATCATCTTTAAATTCTGACTCAACATTGGTTGTAGAAGCTATGTTAGTATAAGGATCTACACAACCGTCAATTTGAATTTTAATTGGTTGTCTATAATATATAAGATCAACCTCTTCAATATCAAATTCATTATTTGTATAGACATTTACATTACCACTCTTTAATGTTGCAAAAGTTTCACTCCATTCAAAATTTGGTTGTTTTGATTTGTCTCTTAAAAGTTCTCTTAAGTTACCTTCTTCTGCAAGGTATACCATCATTGATCTTTTATCACAACAGTCTTTTCTAGCTAGTACATCAACTCTTTTCCATTGAAGATAGTCTTCAGGTAAAGCACCAGTATAATAGTATTCTTTATCTGCAATAGTGACGTCATAAGTTTGAAGAAGAACTTGTAAATCATCTTTTCTTCTTGTTGAACCTTCATCACCTTCTTTAGTAAGATTAATACCATGAAGTTGTCTCCGGGCCCATTCAACCTGAGCCTTATTAAAGGCCTCAACAATTTGCCAGCAAGTTATGTTATCATAGTCCTGACTGTCTAGCTTATTGAGCCTTTGTTTAATCTTTATGGTAAGAGTACTATTAAGCATGTCTTATTTTTTTCTTTTTACAGGACCACCTTTTTTACTCTTGGTCTTTTGAACATTCATATATTCTTCATATGCTCCTTGTATGGGTGGATAAACAATTGGTGCATTAGCTCTACTCTTTAGTAGTTTTTTTACGTCCATGTTACGTTCTTCACTAGGTGCATACATTCTTGGACCTCTACCATTAGACATTGGGTCATTATTTAATGCTGCAGCATTAGCAAAAATAGATTGTGCTTCAGTCATAGGTCCCATTTGTATACCATTGTCAGCTCTTTTTAATGACTTTTTAAACATATCCATTTCCCCACCAGCTTGCTTAATAGCTTTTTCTTTATTATCATTAAAGAATTTAAGTGGATTTACTTTTGTATCTCTAGACATTCTAGAAACTACATCTCCCTTTTTATTAGTTCTAGTTTTCTCAATGTGTTTTCCACCACTTGGCATTTTAAAAACCTCCTTGGACATTTTACTGCCAAATAAACCGGCTCTTTCAATAAGTTTTCCTTGAACTTCTTTACCATCAAATTCTCTAGATATTGATGAAACTTTTCTACCCTTTCCCATAATTATTATTTTTTACGCATTTTACTTAATGTAATAGCAAGTCTTGCTCTTTGCCCAAGCTTACCACCCTTCTTTGCCGCAGCTTGTAGTTTGGCTTTAGGAATTTTCTCACCTTTTTTAACACCAAGAGATTCTCTTAATGCCCCAGGTTTTTTAATAGCTCCTTTTATCCAACCACCTTTTTTAGCACTAAAAAGTTTAGGCTCTGGTTTTTCAGGTTCCATATTTATCGTAGGTTTATTAGCACCTCTTAAAACTCCTTTAAGTGTTCTTGTTTCTTTAACACTTTCAGGTTCACCATATCTTTTTTTAACTACTGTTTTGTAGTTACCATCTGGAGAGTAAAACTTTTGTTTTGCTTCTCTTGGATTTTTTTTATTAGGCATGACTTTACTTTTTTACTTTACCTTTATTTCTACAACTACACATAACTATTTCTTTTTACCTGCTCTTTTTTTAGCTCCAGCTATTCTATCAGCAGCAGTTGGTTTAGGATTATTATCAATACCAGCTATTACTGAAAGTAAACCAAATTTACTTTTAGCACCACCTTCTTTGTATTTACCTTGGATCATTGCTTTAGGCATTGCCTTTTTAGTCATCATCTTTTTCATATCTATTGATTTAATTATCCTCCATATAATGGTCTTGTACCGCAACCCCCACTAGCTAATCTAACTAGCCCTGGAGCACAACTGTGTTTAACTTTATCAACCATACCACCAGCTTTCATAACCATTGGATTAGTTGTAGCATTATATCCAGGCATAGTTTTAGTCATATAAGCTTGACCACCCGCAGCCATTTTTATTTTTTTTACAGGACCACCAGCTTTCATTTTGCCGCATCCCATTTTACAAGTCTTCATAGTTTTCATAATAATATATAATAATTTAACAATTCCATTTTCTCAAGGACTTGTTAATCCTTGAATCAGGATCATTAGCTGTCTTTGAGCTTGTTAGTTTTTTCTTCATACCAGACATTCTTGCACAGAAAGACTTTCTTCTATTAGCATCTTTACTTCCAGCTTTTAGTTTAGATGGTTTAGTAGTCACAGCTGTCTTAAGTTTACTACCAGGATTAGCTGCTCTATAACTAGCTACTCCTTTAGCATTAAGACCTCCTTCTGGATTCTTACCCTCTTTTCTTTGCCATGCTGGTGACTTTGCCATTATTTTTTCTTTGTCTTTAATGTACCACCTTTTTTATAAGTACCAAAAGACGGTCCGGAAAGAGGTTGAAAATTTTTCTTTTCTCTTCTTGCACTCTTTCTTAATAATCTTTTTTCCTCTCTTATATCTGCTTTTGCATTAGCTTTTTCAGTTGTTTTTTCACTATTTGCAATTTTAGCTGCTACACCAATTGCAGTTCCACCAGCAATTGCCCCTAGAATATTTTTCAATGGGGATGTTGGTTTAGCATAATTAGTTGTATTACATGGATAACAATTAGGTATTGTACCACATTGACCTGCAGGACAATCTGTTTTAACTGATGTTCCTGTCTTAGCTTTTTTTAAAGCTTTAGGTTTTTTACCAGCTTTCTTCATTGAGATAGCTATTGCTGCTTGTTGTGCTTTACTTCCTGCCATTTTTTTTCTTTTTAGGATAAGGATTTTCCTTGTGCCATTTTTTAGTTGCTGCTATACCTTGTTTAATAGTTTTTGCTCCTGCTTTCTGTGTTAAGTTAATTGTGTCCCATTTACCTTTATCTTTTGTGGGATGATTAACCATTATATCACCAGGTTTACCTTTTCCTATTTTATTAGTTTTTTTGTAAATCCTATGTTTTTCACCATCAGCAGTAACTCTTGCCATGATTAAATCTTTTTGCCAGCAGCAATGCTATTAAACTCTTTAGCTTTTTCTGCTGCCATCTTTTTTACATCTGCCATTAACTTTGCATTCTTCTGAATCTCAGAAGCTCTCTGTAATGTAGACATAGCAGATTCAATTTCCCATTTTCTCATGTCTGCTTTGCTACCACCTAAAATAGAAATACCAAGTGAAGAGGATTTCTTAGCTGGTGTTGATTTTGTTGTTGTTTTCTTAATTGCCATAACTATACTTTTTTAACTCTATTTCCCATTCCTACTCTTGACTTCTCAGCTTTCTTAGCAGCTAGTTTAGAAGGAGTTAGTTCATACTTTGTTTTTGGAGTCTTACTAGAGACTCTTTTTGTAGGCCGGCAGTATTCATTTTTACCACCGGCACCACAAGCTTTTCCTGATTTAGTATCTTGCCATTTCTCTGCTTGCCATCTTTTTAACTCTGCACCCTTTTCAGTCTTTCTTACTTGCCCTTTACCTTTGCGGCATTTGGCAATAGCTTGAGAAGCTCTTGCTGAAGGGAACACGGCATACCGTGCTTTTACACTATGATAGCATGCATCCTTTGCCATGATTATGGGTTTGCTTTTTTAGGAGCTTTGGATTTACCACCAACTCTACCTTTAGCTTTTTTAGATGCAGAAATTTTTGCGTTAGTTCCAGACTTAACACCTTTAGAACCAGGAGTATTGTCTACAATAGCTTTAGCATTAGAGTTTACTACTCCACCAGTTTTCATCATAGAAGCTTTCATAACTTTTCCATACATGGCTTTAGGTTTAGCTCCACCTTTCATAAAAGTACTATTAGTTCTACCTTCTACAGCAGCTGAAGATTTTTGATAAGATTTATTATCCATTAATGCTTTTTCTGCATTACTCATTTTAGGGTTTTTAGGTCTATTCATCATTTTATTTAATTTTATATAAATTATTTTTTTCTTTTAATAGTAGAATCTTTACGCATTTTTCTAACTGAACCTCCTCTTCTCATTGCTGGAACTGGTTCATCAAACTTTATTTTTCCTGATAACTCATCTTGAACATTTTGTTCCATTTCTTTTCTAAATAGTTCATTATCAGTTGCAGCTTTATTTGATTTAACAGTATTTCTATTGACAGAACCAGACTTTAACTTTTTCATCAAAGCAATATTAGAACTTGCTGTACCATCAGTTAATCCTTGCTTTTTAGCTTCAGACCAACTAGTTCCAGTTTTTTCTTGCCACAACTGTGATAGAGTTGGTTCAGAATTTTTTCTTGGAGTTACAACAACTTCAGGCTTAATTGTTTCTTTTCTAATCTCTGGTCTTTTTAAAGATTCAATTTTAGATTTTACTTTTTTAGGTTCTTCTTTTTTAGAATCTCCAATTTTTTTAACTAAAGTTTTAAAATCAGGATTTGCTTCAAGTTTACCAGTCTTAGTGTTTAAATAAAAAGCATTTCCAGATCTTGTCAGTTTTTCAAGCATCTCCTTAGACATAGGTTTAGCAGCTGGTTTTTTAACTTCAGGCTTTTTAGCTTCTACTTTTTTAACTACTTTCTTTTCATCTGAAGTTTTAGATGCCATACCATATGGTTTTTTCTTAGAATCAGAAGGTTTGTTAACTACTGGTTTTCCATATTGATCTCTAACTTTTGTATCATCCATGGATGGTCCAAACTTTTTAGTTTCAACCTTTTTCTTAGTTTCAACTTTTTTATTAGGTGTAGTAACTTTAGGTTTTGCACTTAAATTTATTTTTGGAAAACCATAACCATTATAAGGAGCTAGTTGACTTAATATATAAGAATTTGCTTTATTAGATTTTGTTTTTGCCATTTCATAAAATATTTAAGAATTCCATATTTTCTCAACAGATGAACTAAGTTCATTTAAAATATCCTCATGTAAAGGATTCTTTAAATGCTCTACAACGTCAGATACATTTCTACCTAGAAGTGATCCTGATTTTGCATGATAGATATATCCATCTGGCTTACTAATAATATACTTAAAAAAACTGGAATCACGAACAATTGATTTAATTTTTAATGTTTCCATATCTAAATTAGCTGCATCAATAAATGATTTTGCTGATCTTTCTTTATTACTTTCAGACCCTTCTCCATTAATATGTCTATCCATATTTTCATAAATAACATCTAGTGGAGTAGATTTTCTGTATTGTGAACTATTACCATCAACAAGTTTAGCAATATAGAATAACTTAGTACTGTTCTTATCATAAAGTTTTTGTAATTCAGAAAGAGCTTTATTACGCATTTTTTTGTACTCAGTTCTTATCATTGAAGTTTCCTCTTCTTTATCCAAATAGAATTTAGGAGGTGTTGGTCTAGATCTTGCATCCTCATAGCTCTTTGCTACAATAGAAAAACCTCCAGCTTCAATAGCCATAAATTTAATTCTATCAAAAGGATTATTCATATCTAAGAAAAGTGGTTCATTACCACACTTAATATCTATCTTATTCCAAAACTCTTTATTGTCTGGTTTAAGAAGTTTTACTTGATTCCAAAAATCTTTGTCTTCCGGATCAATAAGATTTGCAGCTAATTCTTTTTCTAAATCTGCAATTGTTTCTCTAATTTGTTTTACTCTAGCTTCTCTTTCTTCTTTAGGTAATAATTTTATCTCAGGTGCAAATTCATTTAAACCTGTAATATATCTAACTACTCCATTGATTTCTAAACAAGCTAATTGTTCTTGATGTCTTACACCATCATATAGTGCAAGACCATACTCTTCTAGACCCATGTTAGTATTATTTGAGTCTACAAAAGGTCTGATAGCTAATTTTGTTTTTCTTCCGCTACCAGTTTCTACCATTGTGAATTGAGTTTCCATTTTTTTGTTGGTTTTTATTTTGTTGGTTATTAAGTTAATTTTTAAAAAAGAGGGAGGAGTTTCCCCCTCCCCTTTTTACTATATATAATAGATTAGAATGATCCACCAGTAACTGGGTTTCTCATAACAATCTTAAGGACCTTAGTAGGGTCTTTTACCCAAATAGCTGGGAATGTTTGGGTCATCATTACACGGTATCCGTTGAATTGTCCAGAAGACTGGAATCCTTGGGTACGTCCCATGTAATCCATAGTACCATTTTGATACCACCACTTCAATTGATTATCCCAAGACAACTTCAATAAGTAGATGTTATCATTAGTGTTATCAGTGATATCAAAGATGATAAAGCTATAAGAAGATAATGGGAAACCATCAATGATTGGGTTCTCAATATCATTTGTATGAACATTGTCAAATGCTGGATTCAATACAAACTTAACGTTAGCCAAGAATGGAATAACATAAGAAGTATAAGCAAATCCAAAGTTCAAGTCCATACCTTTACCAGTGATTGCACCGATATCAGCAGCCTGGATAGTAAGACCAGAAGCAATTGCTTCTCTTTTAATAGCCTCATTTACCATTCTCATTCCACCCATACCAGTTTGAACTACTAGAGATCTTTTTGGATCTGGACCTTGGAACTCAACTTTACCATTGAAGAAGTTGTAGATTTCTCCACGGAACAAATCAAGTGTAAAGTTATTTTTGTTGTATACTCTTTTGAATGAGTTATCCAACTGTCTCCAAAGACCTACAGAAAGTCTCATGTCATCAGCACCATCTTGACGAAGTCTACCTCCATGTCCCCACATTAAGTAAGTCTCAATGTCAGTTGCAATTTTAGAAAGGTGAGCTGCTTCCATTTGAGTTAAGAAAGTTCTAGAAAGATCACCATTATCAAATGCTCTTTTAACTTTATCTTTACCCATAACTTTGATCATGTCCTCTAATGATGTAATAGATGGATCATTAGTAGCACCAAAGTTTCTCCAGATTTCTGTTACTGGAATAGTACCATCTGCATTCATACCACCTTTAAGCATCAAGTCAGCACGAGAAGATACTGAATAATGAACGTGAGCTTCAGCACCTCCTACAAAGTTGTAGAATTCACGGAAACCAGTTCTTGTAGTGATGTCAGAGAATCTTTCACCGTACTCACCTCTTGCAGAACCTTTTCTGAAAAGTTTGGTTCCGTTAGTAAGGTACTTGTGATCTAAAAATTTATAGTTGTCATTGTTAACCAATTGTACAGTATAAACAAATCCATCTCCAATAGGTAGAATGTCTTCATCTGTAATGTACATCTCAACCCCGTTATATTTGTCATAAGTGATGATATCACCATGTCCAAACTCACGTCTGTTAACTTTGATTTTGAAAGTTGAACCATCAGTACCAAGAATTCTTGATGGGCTTTCAATGTCCTCAACAATATAAGGAAGGTCAACAGATACAGGAGTCTGCCATCTATACTCTCCTCTGTGGTTATCCACATTGATTACATTTTTGCCACCAAAGCTAGACATTTGGTAAAGGGGCATTTCAACTTTCTGAGCCATAGCCCATAAGTCAACTGGACCTAAATCCATAGGTTCAGCATCTTTCAGCATGTTAACCAAGTGGTATGAATCCACATGGGAACTTGCATTGTAAGCGGTATCTCTGAGGAATATACCATTGTTTAAAACTGGAGTTGCCATTTTTTATTTGTTTTTAAATTGTTACTAATTAAAACCGTTTAAACATATTATTATTTGAACGGGATATTGTTCTTGTTGGTTTAGAAGAACTTCTCGGTTCTGGTCTGTCTTCTACACCATTTGAAGAAGTATTTTTTCTACCTTCTTCTGTTTTAAGTTGTCTTACTGTTTTTTCTACAGCTTGTTTACTTCCTTGATCTCTTACTTTATTTCTATAACCATCCGGATCAGAAAGTAACCATAATGCTTCTGCAATCAGGTCATGTCTTGGTTCTACAAACTGATACTTTTCCAAAAGGTGGCCTAGTAAGTTTGTAGGTCTACCAGAAATTGAAGGATAGTTTGGTTGAACTAATCCAGAATATAAATTACTTTGAACTTTTCTATCAAGTTTGATTCCACTAAGTTCACCAACTGATAGTGTGTTATATACATTATCTTGATAAGCTTTAGCTTGTTCAGCTTGTTGTTGTTTTTTATACTCTTGTTCTGCAAGTTTTCTATTTACAATATCCTCTTGCATTTTATCCAACTTCGGTTTAAATTGTTTAGCTTTTTGTTCAAGCCTATTTAATTCTGACCAATCTTGAATTTCCTGTTCAATTTCTTCTGGAGTACCAAATTGTGTAGCATGTAAATATTGTCTTGCAATTTCTGCTTGATCATATTCATCTAATGGATCTAATTGTCTCATCTCTTCCACATGGGCAAGAGTTCTAAATAAACCTTTAAGATCTGTACCACCATCTGCTACATATTTAGCTGCATACTGAAGTTCTTCTGGAAGTGCATTAAAAAACTCTTTTGGAGTATTTTCTCTAATTTGATTTTCTCTTTCTTGGAAGTTAGCTTCAAATAGCTCACGGAAATCTTTTGTAGTGTAATCTTCTAATGGTTTGTCATCATCAAAAGGTACTAAAGATCCTTCCTCAATCATTTTAGTTGCTAAATCATATAAGCCAGATTTATCTACTTTAGGTCTGCCTTTGTTACCAGCATCTTCTTCTTGTATAATTAAATCATTTAGCTCGTTGATAGTTTCTTCAACTTCTGCTTGTTTTTCAGCAGCACTTGATTTATCATCATTAGTTTGTGCTCCTGGGTTGTCAAAGAACGTCATATCTGTCTTCTCTGCTTTGAAGACAGATTTTTTTTCTGGCTCCTTCTCATCATCTGGTAGCATTATGCTATCTGCACCAGGTGCTCCGAAAAGAGAATCAATATCTACATCTACCTGACCTACCGTTGTAGAGTCTTGTACCTGTTCATCAGGGTTTAAGTTTTGATCACTCATTTGTTGTTGGTTTTTTATGTTATACTTTAATATACTAAATAAACTTGGAAAATTTAAAACTTAAAAATTAATTTTTTGCACTATATAGCTAAGTCTATTTTTTCTTCTTATCAGAAGATTTAGCATCATATTTATTTTTATTTACTCTAGCTATTTCCAACTGTTTATTTGCTATATCTTGTTGCACTTGAAGTTTCTCTTGTTCAATGTTCATCTTCTGTGAATGCTTTACCATATCATCACTTTGCTTCTGTCTCTGAAGATCTGTTTGACTTTGATATTGTTCAGTCTCCCGGATTTCTTTCATAGCATCTCTAAAGTCAGATTGTTGGTTTTGATTAATGTCAGCCATAGAACCATATCCTGCAGCTCTAATTTCTGCAACAGTAATATCCTTCTGAATCATCTTGTCATCTCTTTGAGCAGCAGCATCAATTTCCATTTGTTTTTGTTTCTCTTGAGAAGCAAGTTGCTCTTGTTGCATTTGCTGTTGCTGTTGCATTTCTTGTTGTTTCTGCTCTTGTGATCTCTTCTCAGACATTTTCATTACTGTGTTTATCTCAGAGATTGAGTCAGATTGAATAAGTTTACCTAGGTCATAAATAGAAGCTCCGGTAGTATTATTCTGTAATGCCATTTGTTTCAATTGTTCTAGAATAGCTCTATGATTTGCATTTGTACTACAGAAGATATTTAAATCTCTCATTAAAAGATCTGTACCATCTACTTGAAAAGTTACTTTCTCATCTAACTCAGTAACATATGTAAGCCTTGTAGATGGTTTAGTAGAATGATAGAACTGTGCTAAGTCAGTTCTCATCTGATGTACTCTTGGCATTAAGTAATCACAATGCTGAATAAAATACATTTCCGTTTGAGCATATGATGATGCAGCAGCTTGCTCTACACCTGTAGCTGTCATTTTAGATAACTCTTGACCCATTCTTTGTGGGTTAACTCCAATTACTTCATAAGCCTGAGACTTAAAGTGTGTGGCAAGTTGTACCCTAGACATTAATCTTTCTGTCTGAGATAAGTCAAGTTTTTGAAAATGCTGAAAGTTTAATGCATTCTCTGTATTTGTGATAGATGTATCTAACGGTAGCATCTGGAAGTTCTTCATTGCTACATATGCTTTAGCCAAGTTTCCTTTACCCCAATCTTCTCCTAATGAATGTCTTGGTAAAGTATTTTGATCTAGCATAATAATAGTACCAAGCTCATCTACTAAGATATCTGCAATCTGATTATTTACAATGTTATATCCAATCTGATATGGCTTCATTAAGTCAATAAGTGCAGTAGATCTTGTATTTCTATCAGAGAATACTGCTCCTTCTACTGGTAATTTACATCCATATAATGAGCTATCACCTTTAAACTGAAACTTTAATGGCCCAATCTTAGGTCTATTAACTCCTATATAAATAGGTGTAAACCCTCCAGGATTATTCATACCCCAGTAAGAAGGAATATTTGGTCCAATCTTAATACCTCCCCAAACCTCATTGATCCAGATCCAATCTATGTGTTCTCCAAATATTAGATTATCTTTTGTTTTATTCTTAAATAATCTAGTATCATAAAGTGGCTTATCTGTTATACTATAATCTTCACTAATTATTTCTGTTGTTACTTCACCAAGATCATTTACTTTAGTTAAGTGTCCAACTTTCTTCTGAGACTTCCAGTATCCTGTTGTTATTCTCAATAGATAAGCAGTACCTTGATCAACATAATCTTCTCCTTCAGCAAGTATCTGTGTAATAATATCAGAACCATCTAATACATTTCCTGACATAAATGAAGTATATTGTCTGTATGCTAATGATGGCATATTTGTATTCCAGTCATGTGACTTTGTTCCATCATAGAAAGACCCATCATTTTGTAAACCTCCAATATTATAGGCAGCAGATCTAATTGGATAAATTGCTTCTAAAGCAGCCAGTTGATCTTCATCCATTAAATATCCATACTTATCAATTACATCTGATGGTGTATACATATCTGTTTTACCTACCCAGTTAGCTTGGGAGATATATCTGATATCTGGAGACTTATGATAGAATGTAATAACAGGATTCCAAAGCTCTACTTCATAATCATCTTCCATCATTCTAAAGTGCCAGAACTCTCGATCTGTAATTAACATGTCTCTAAAACCTCTTTCTTCAAGCTCATCCATTCTAAATCTTTCCACATCTACTTTGTGCTGATGAGATGCCCATTGTTCTATTAATGATCTATAATCCTTTTGAAAAAACTTTTCAATTTCTGGTAAAGATTTGATATTCTCTGGAGCTAATTGTTGTTGTGCTTCTTCAGAATTTGGGTCTAGTCCTTGCTCTAGTAAAGCAGAAATAATTTTTGTTTGAGCATCTGCCATAAGTGTTTCTTCAATCATGGCTCTTTTTTGTTCTAACATTTCATTATATGAAATATCATCAACAGCTCTGTAATTTAATTTAGTAGATCTTTTAGCAAATTCAGCTACAAGAACATTAATAACATTTGGAATAATAGGATAGAACTTTAATTCTAGTGCTGAAGAATCTTCTTTTGTAAGTGATTCAATAATATCTCTATATTCATTATCCTCTTCAACAATATAATCTGTTCTATCTATAACCCCTTTTGCCAACTTATAATTTTTCATTAATCTTCTGGCATTTCTACGGATTTGTTTTAATCCTTGCCATTCTAACCAATCTAAATTCCAAGCAGCCCATTCTTCATCCTTTTCTTTTTTAGGAAGAAACTGTAAAGGTTGAGTTACACTACCCAATCGGTTGTGTTCAACTTTTGCTCCTTTCTTTAATTGCATTGCATTATATACCTGCATAACTCTTATTTAAAGTTTTTGAATGGTGATCTTTTAATACTATTTGGATTAAAAGAAGAGTTGGTTCCAATATTACGGAACGGACTCTTATTTAATTTAAACAAATTTTCTGACTTTTGCAAGTTTTTAGAAGCATCATCACTAATATGTCTTTTTAAATATCCTCTGTTAGAATCTTGTATTTTCATAAAAGAAACTAATGCTGCAAATGATACTAGTCTATCCACGTTGAGACCATCTCTATATTCTTGCATTTCTCTTATTAGCATAGGATCTGGAATTCTTTCTATGCCATATTTTGTTTTTACTATTGTACCATCTGGTTTTGTTTCTACATCTAATTCTTCTTTAGTAAACTCAATAGCATAACTAAGTAAGTGAGCTTTAAATAATGTACCCGTGTTTTTCCATCCATACTCCTGATACACATTTGCATTTGCTCCCAAATCTTTTAGGAAAAGAATTTGACTTTTAGGTACAAGATATCTTTGCTTTCTTCTTGATATTATATACTGTATAAATAATGAAATGTTATTCTCTACAACTGTCCATGCATTATACCACTCCATAATTAACTCAAGCATTTGGTGAGTTTTATTAATATCATCATATCTACCACACCAAGATGCTACTATTTTGCTTTGTTCTATATATGTTTCTACTTCTCCAGCTACTTCTTTATTTACTTCTATAGAAGATTTCATAACATATATAGAGCACAGGGATTCTGAAGTTGTTGTCTTACCTTCACCAACAGGGTCAATAGATGCATAATACATTCCAAATGTAGGATTGTCTACTGGTCTTTCCCATACAGCAAGACAACTAGTTTTATCTTCTGTCTTTTTATTTATTGGAAACTCTGATATAGGTCTTTTATTACTTGTCTTTACAGCAGGTTTACCATGCTCATCTGTAAAAATATCTAGATACTCAACACCATATTCTTTTTCTTCTATTCTTCTTTGTTGTGCAGCTAACAAGTGAGTTGGAAAAACTGATACAGTTCTATTTGCAAAAGCTTCATGTATATTTCTTGGGTGCTGAGAGATTCTTAATTGATATTCTTCTGGTGCAAGTTCATCTTTCCAAATTTTAAACTGGTCATTAAGTGCATTTAATGCATCTTCCACAAGTGAATTACCATGCTCATCAATATGTGGTGGCATAGACCATTGCTCTGGAATAAATAAACCTGAGAGACCTGTTGTACCTTTATCATCTATTAAGTCTGTTTCCACAGCATAAATATCTTTAGCTGTTGGATTTAGAATCATATCTTTTAATGGAAGACATTGAGCTAAATCACCTACAGATCCTGCGGCTATAAACATACCAGTAGTAATCAAACCAGATCTCATTGCAGGTCTCATGTACTCATATGTTTGATCCATCTTTGGTGCAATACCAGCCTCCTCATGAAAGAAGTACTTTACTGGACCCCCTACACCATTTGTTGGATCTTTCTCAAATGACATACCTTGTATAGTACCTTTTAAACCAACTTCATTCTTTCTATCTCCTTTTCTTACTTCAATCTTCTGCTGCCACATCATGACTTTATCCGGAGACATTGGTCTATACCATGCAGTATGTTCATTTAAGAATGCAGCATATTCTTGTAAGAACTTCCAAGAACCTTTCTCATTTATATAATCTTTAAGACTTGCTCCTATCTTTAAAGTAACCCCGGCTTCAAACCATTGTTGATTTATAAGTTTACCCATATGATAATAAGAAGAAGCAATCTGTCTTTTTTTAAGAATAGCAACATGTTTATATGCTAACTCAGCTAATAATTCATACAAAGCCATATGATACTGAGCATCTCTAATTTTGGCAAAATCAAACTTCTGTTGTTCTTTATCAAAGATTGGTAAAAAGTTTAACCACATGTAGTATTCTCTGCAGACATACCATGTAAGATTTCCTTCTTTTACTAGTATACCTTTTCTACATCTATTTTTTTGTTCATCCCAATATGTTATATAGTCTTTAGACTTAAAGGGAGATGTACAATATACTCCGTCTCTTCTAAACTTTGTAGACTCTGAAGTAAATAGTTCACTTGTTGTTTTATTAAATTTATATTTTCCAGGTTCACTAAATACTTCATTAAGTATAAACTGTTTAAATTCATCTCTAGATTCGAAACTGGTTGTTATCCAATTTCCATTATCATAGGTTGGTATGTCTTGATAAATTTCACTCATTACATGTCATATGCTAGTCCTTGTCCACCTCTTACTTTGCTTGATTGTTCTTCTTGAAGATCTTTATATGCACCTTTAAATGATTGTCTTATTGCCTCATAGTTTTTTGCTGCAGCAATTATAGAATTAAAGTTACCATCTCTTCCATGTGTAATAGGAGTATTTTCCATATACCTACCTAATCTATCTAACATAGTTGCAATACCTCTATATGCTCTAGATGTAGGTGTTTCATACATTCTTTCACAAAACTTTAATGCTGCAAAGATTGTTTCATCTTCAGTAGAGAACTCTGCCTCAATCTCTTTTAGAATAATAAATTCTTTATCTTGTTCTGGAACAAAAAAGAAAGGATTCATATCCGGATTTGGGCAACACATGTAGAATAAATACAAGTATATTTTTAAGTGATCATCTGGATATTCATCCATCACATCTTTAAGTGCCTTTAATGTGTAGCAATGTTCTGTTGGAACAACTACACCATTTTGAATATCAAACAATTTTGCAAACATGGTTATTTTCTTTTAATAAAGTTTGGACTATTTTTCATATGATTTATTACTGCAATTACTTCATCATATAAATATGGTACTGGTATTAAGTTAACATCTTTTACAATAGGTTCTCCATTTAGATCTAATTTTGCAATAGGATACCCCCATTTATCTTTACCCTCAGTTTCAAATACAATATGGTGAATGTATATTGTTCCTGGTAATAACTTAGGATTATGCTTCAATATCATATACATATAGATACTAAGTTGTAATGAGTAATGATTAAAATTACAATCATCCAAATTAGAAATAGGATGGAGCATCTTCTCTGAGATTCCCTCCCAGTCCTTGAATGACTCCATCTTAATTTCTTTATTTGTTTTGTAATCAATAATATTTACTCTACCATTAACTACTTCTACGAGATCTGATTGTCCACAGATGCCTGCAGACTTAAGATAAACCATATGCTCTGGATAAACACCCGGTTCTAGTTTTTGTGATGGCGCATATTTTATACCATCTTTTAAAGGTAAAGGTGCAAAAATTGGAACTACTGTACCTTCTCTTTCTATTGATGCCAAAGAACATAAGTCAGCTTCTCTTTGGTTATGATACCAAGTACCTAAGTCTACAGCTCTCTTAGCTTCATTTGCCCAGATCTCTTCAATGATCTTAGGTTCTATTCCGTGCCATTTAGACTTAGTATTCTTACTAACTTTTTGAGCAGTCTTTTTTGCATCAAATGGTTTCTTTAAAGATGATACTACAGTAGTTACACTATACCATGCTATTTCAGGTTCAGTAGTTAAACTCTTATAACTATGATCTTTTGCATTAAAGAAAATACTCATAACTGTTCAAGTTTAGTTTCTTCTTCTTCTGTAGCAATAGCACCCCATTTTCCAAGTGGACATTCAGAAGATAATGATCTAGTTTTAAATGTAAGTGAACATCCACATTCATTACAACAAGGTGCCGTTCCTTTTACTGCACATTTTCTACCTTTACTTGAACAACTATCACAGATGTCATATCTAAGTCTAGATATTTCTTCTACTGTTTCATCTCTTACAACACTATTAGTAATTCCTTCTATAATTTGTTTTCTGTTGTCCCAAATTAGTTTAAGCGTGTTTTTCATTTTTTATTTTTTTAAATTGTTCTTTTTTCAATTCTGTTTCATCTAATTTTTTATCTATCTTCTCAAGACTCTCAACTTTTTCTTCAAGCATTTTTTTATTATAATATGCTTTAAAGGTTGATGTATCATGATCAGATAATGCTTTTTTATATCTCTGAATTGATTTTTTAATTAAGCCTGGCCTTGCAACAAATTGACCTAATCCTTCAACATTTATTCTAGGATGACTAAGACTTGTTAAATTACTTCTTACATTCTTATAATACTCCTCTATTAAATCTTGTATAAGTTCTAAAGGAACGTTTTGTTCTTCTGCTAACTCTTTGAATAACTGTGTAGATTTTTTAGGAATCATCTTCCAAGAAATTTATAATCTAAAAAAATGTTTCCCTCAGTTTGTATTTGTAAATTAGGATTAAGACTAACTACCTTTTTATTTTTCGGATCCTTTACAACTAATGCATTCTTTTCACATTTATTTATACAGTTCCTAACGGTTTGTTCTGACTTAAAAATTAAATGTTCATCTGATGCCTCAAAACAAAAACTTGATAATTCAATCGGTCCTATAGTACTAAGCAAAGTCAAGCACTCCAAATCAGAATCACTCAATGATATTTTATTAATATAACAATGAGTAAGTATCTGATATTTAATAACGTCTTTTTTAGACATTACTACTTTCTTCTGTACTTGATTTACTAAAGCCATTTCTATTGTTTTTTAAGCTTTCTTGGAGAAGGCATTTCCTCTGGATTTGGAAAGTCAGAATCATCATCTTCTGATTGATCTGGGTTTTCCATTTGATTCATTAACATAGCATATTGCATTTGAACAGTTGTTCTTTTAAATCTTACTTCATCAATTTGAAAGAGTAGTTGCTCGTGCTCTAATTGTGCAGTTAAATACGGCTTAGATTCATTATAGAAATTAAGCATTTCTTTTCTTTTCATTTCTAGTTCTTCAGGTGTAAATACCTTTTCTTGAGATTGATTTTCCATTTTTATATATTTTTAGTTTACACAAATATACAAGAAAAGTTTAAACAAGATATATTTAAACAAAAAAATCCAGGTACTGTATATACCTGGATTATCTTACTTAGAGAAGATTAAGTAATATTATCTATTTTTAAATGTAAAATTTAAAACAGTAAGTGCATAAAAATTTCTTGCAGGATCAATCTCTAAAGAAAAGATATCTACTAGAGATACTCTACATCTTATTGTAATTGTTCTCCAACTAGGTTTATGACTTTTCCAACCGTTTCTAAATTTCATTTTGATAAAGATTTAAGCATTTCAATCATTTTTGGCTGAGGAGAAATATCACTCTTATCTTTACGGTAAGAGTTGTGAGTATATAATCCAGGAACTGCACTCAGCGCATTCTTGGATACTTCCCACATATCTTTCTCATTATATGTGAGTGGGATATCCCATATCTTATTCCAATAGACTAGTAATTGTTTTACAGATTCTATTTGAGCATCCGTGTAAGCATGATAATAAAGATGTCCTTTATAAGGTCTATCTAGTTTGCATACTTGATCAATAGGTACTTCTCTATTTACATAGTTGTAATACTTTCCATCTTTCAAAGTCAATGGTCCCCAATTGCATATCTCAATTCCTATTGATAATGGGTCAAGAGATTTATATGGCAATCCATTTGCACGGAATACATCTGGTTTAATACCTAAATGATATGCCCAATATTTAGATGAGAATGCCTGACAAATTTCTCCATCATATGTATCTTTAGATATACCTTTTCCAGATATAGTTACACATGTTGCAATTCTACCCCTATTATCAGTATTCCACATTTTAATTACTCCAGGACCTGATGAATTACCTGCAGTATGATGTAAAACAATCTGAAGTTTTTTAATATCAGATTTGATATATTGAGATTCTGATAAAGGAACTTGTTTTATTTTCTTTAAGTCTAAAGAACTCATTTTTTTTTCTTATTAAATTTTTTAGCATAGAATTTAGCAAGCCATTCTCCTACTCTTTTTAATGCAGAATTTTTAGCATCAACATTAACTACAGTACCTTCTTCTGTTTTAGTTACATTCACATCAAGTTTCTCACTATCCAATTTGAATTCTTTCTTTTCTTCATCTTTGTGAATTTCAACATCAACTTTTTGAGTATCAACTACTACATCAACTTTTTGACCTTCTTTCTTGGCCTTTACATTTACTTTTTTGGTTTTTATTTCCACCTCAAAGTCTTCTACTTTTTTTTCTTTCTTTGACATTTTATATTATTTATGGATTTACAATAATTTCAGAATCATCAACTGTTAACTGGGCAGTTGTTGCTACTGTTGCACTTACTGCTGCGATATATGTAGCAGTTGTTATAATTGCTGCTGGTAATGCTACTGGTGCAGCTATAATTGCTCCTGCAACTGCTCCTGTAATAATAGCCCACCTTTGTACTTTTTTCCAAAACTTTGGTGTCTTACTATTCCATCTTTCTTTAATTGTTTTCTTTCTCATGATTTATTGGTTTTATAGGTTCATCTTTTATATATTTTGATAGTTGTTTGAGTATTGGAGAATACTCTGTCCATCCTAATCTTTTAAAGTTTTCTAGATTTGACCAGATTAAATTAATAATTACATAGTTATAAAAAGCATAATGCAACCATTCATAAATATTAAAAGTGAATCCAAAGATAGGTTTTATTTTTATATTAGTTGCCATTGCATGAGATATTCCTATCATTAACATATAAACAAATAATTTAAACCAGCCTTTTCCAAAGAGTTCAGAATCAAATTTTTTACCTTCTTTCTTAGAAGCTTTAAGTCCTGTATAGAATTCAAGTCCAAAAAGAAGTACAATCCCAATACCTACTGGCAGTACTATTCCAAACACTGTGTTAAAATAATAAGCAATAGCTGCAAAAATAGCACTTACACCTGTACAAGTTCCAGCCATTTGAGGATGAAATGCACTTGTTAGAAAATGATCCATATCTCTGTATCCTACTGAAATTACCAATTTTGTAAGTGTTGTTTTCATTTCCTACCAATATCAATATATTTTATTTAATGTAAAGATATCTGAGTAAATAGAATTAAGTGGTGATGTACTACTAAACTCTGCTGTAACATCTAATGTATTTGATGTTGTTGTATCAAAGGTTGTATTGTTTACTGTATTAAAACCAAATCCTTCTGATGTTCCATTAGATTGTTTTATACTTAAAAAATTAGCAAGTGTAACAATTGAAGCTACTCCTGCAGCACCAACGGCTCTAATAGTAAAGTCCAATGATAAAGACCAAACAGCATTTGTAGTAGCAGGTAAGGTTTGTGCTCCACTATCAGCTAATATTATAGATCCTGTTTTAATTCTGATTCTAATTGTATCACCATTTTTTGCTGACAGTAAACCACCAAAGTCTCCTCTGAAAGTATCTCCAACTGAAAATCCATTTGCTGGAACTGTTAAGCTACCTACTCCACCATCAATTAAAGTTAACTCAGCTGTTGTACCAGTAATTACTGGACTATTTCCCAACTGTGCAAATAAACCATAGTTAGTAGCTGCAGGTCCACGCAAATAAATTTCAGTGCTCATTATTTATGATAACCAAGTGATTAAAAATGTTGTACCTGTTGCATCATAGTTTACACCATTGATGGTATTATTTAAAGTTCCTGGATCAAAATTAACTGTTGTTCCTGCAGGAATTGGTTGTCCATCCATTATACCAGGAGCTGATCCAACATTTGCTATAGAAAATCCATAAGAAGGTGGTATACTTCCAGAACCTGCAGTACTTAATATATTAGCACTTCTTGTTTGAGGACCAAAGTATTGAGCTATACCAGTATATATATTATCTAATCCTTTTAAAACTCTAAACTGCCATGGCCAGTTATTTCCTTGTAGACCACTATTTTTTAAGTCTCCTATACTATTTGACATGACTTTAAATATTAATTAATTTATATACTTCCTGGTCTTACAATCTGAACATTAAATTCTAGTTCAGGAGTTTCTCGGTCATCAATAACTACAAAAGCTCCTACAGGAACACCATCTTCATATGCAGCTTGAACAGAATCATAAATTCCTGCATTTAATAACATTCTTAAAAGATTAGTTAGTTCTACTGCTTTTGAATCATTGTTCTCAACAAAAAGTTTATTTATTGTATAAACTTGAGCTGAAATATTATCTATCGTTAGTATTTCCATGATATTTTTAATTTACAATTTTAACAATTAAATCTGTACCAGATACTGTTACATAAAAATCTCCTTTTGTTAAACCAGCAGCTATAGCAGCTGCATTGTTTGCATACTGTCTTGCAGCAAATTTTACTCCGGCATCTTTTAGAAATTTATCAGCAGATCTGTTTTGATATTGCCACATTTGTGTAAGTGGAGATCCATACTCCGGCATTACACTCTGTGCATTATCTACATTTTCGTATTCAGGTAGTGCTCCCATGATTATATTATTTGGTTATTATACGGTTAATAAAAGTTTATATGCTACACCATTTATAGTTACTGGCAAGTAATGTGTTTGTGTTTCAGTAGAAAGTACAACTGGACCTACTGGAGTTGCTAAACTACCAATTACAAGTTGTCCACTTCCGGTAGCTGTAGCACCTTGTCCAATTACAATACAGTTATTAAATGCACCAGTATCAGTATCAGAACCAATTGCTGTGTTATTAGATCCTGTTGCAGAAGCCATTGATCTACCTCCAATTGCAGTATTCTTTAAACCTGTAATATTATTAGCTAATGTATTATATCCTAAAGATGTGTTATTGGCTCCAGTTGTCATATTTTGACCTGCCAAATGTCCAACGCTTGTGTTGTTATTTCCAGTTGTAAGATTTTGGTAACTTGCATTACCAATTACAATATTATATGATCCACTTAATGATGCTGAATTTAATACTGAACCTGAACCCATAGCTACGTTATTACTACCTGTTGCACTACCAGATAAGGTTTGATAACCAAATGCTGTATTATTTGAACCAGTATTATTATTACTTAAAGCAAAAGTTCCTACAGCAGTATTATAACCACCATTGGTAGTACTTCTTAAGGCATATCTACCCATAGCAACATTGGATGTGCCAGTCGAAAGAGTTCCTAAAGCACCTTCACCAAAAGCTGAATTATTAGTTCCAGTTGAAACAAATGCTAATGCACTCTGTCCAAAAGCTGAATTACTAGTTCCACTTGATATATTTGATAATGCACCCTCTCCAAACTGTGTATTACTTGAAATATTACCCGTCCCATTACACCATACAGTTCTATTACTATTATCATATTCAAACTGCGGTGGTAAACTGTAGTTAGGTACATTTAAAGTTGAACCTACTAAAGTTGCAACACCAGTTGTACCAGTTGTAGTTAGAGTTGCAATACCTGATGGACCAGCTGGACCTTGAGGACCAATTGGACCAGTTGCACCCGCAGGTCCTACGGGACCTACAAGACCTTGTGGTCCTACTGCACCAGGTGCACCAGTTGCTCCTGTTGCCCCAGCAGCTCCGGCAGGACCTGTTGCTCCTACAGCAGCTAATAGTGCCCAATTTCCTGGATCAGATGGAGGATCTAAAAAAGATGGACCTGCACCTGCAGGATTATAACAGAAATAAGATGCTCCACCAAAAGAAACAGCATCATTTTGTGCATAAGTTGCGGATGGATCCCAAAGTCCTTGCCAAGTTAATCCTGCAGGTCCGATTGGACCCTGTGGACCCGTTGCTCCTGTAGGACCTTGTGGGCCAGTAGCACCTGTCGCGCCACTAGCTCCAGTAGCACCAACAGGACCGGTAGCACCAACAGGTCCAGCAATTCCTTGTAGTCCTGTAGCTCCGGCTGCTCCAGCTGGTCCTGCTGGACCTGTAGCACCTATTGATGTTAATAATGCCCAGTTACCTGGATCTGAAGCTGGGTCACTTGCAGATGTTACACCTGCAGGATTTGTACAAAAATATGTAGAACCTCCAAATGCTACTGCATCATTTAATGCATATGTAGCCATAGAAACCCAGTTACCTTGCCAGTTTAAACCTGCTGGTCCTACTGGTCCTTGAGGCCCTTGAGCACCTGTTGCCCCTTGAGGTCCCGCAACTCCTTGAATTCCTTGAGGTCCGGCAGGTCCTGTTAATCCAATTGGACCTTGTAAACCTGTAGCTCCTGTTGGACCGACTGGACCCGCAGAGCCTGTGGCACCTGTAATACCCTGAATACCTTGAGCTCCTGTAAGACCAATAGGTCCTTGAGGGCCAGTTAAACCTATAGGTCCTTGTATACCTTGATTTCCTTGTGGACCTTGTGCACCTTGAGATGCAAGTAAAGCCCAATTAGTAGAATCTAAATCAGGAGTTAATGTTCCTGCTGTTGCATTAATACAAAAATATGATGCTCCACCATAAGCTACTGCATCATCAACCACATATGATCCACCAGATACCCATGAACCTTGCCAATTTAATCCAGCTGGACCAACAGCACCTGCTGGGCCTTGGATTCCTTGAGGACCTGCAACCCCTTGGACTCCTGATGCTCCCGTTGCTCCAGTTAATCCTTGAGATCCTATTAATCCTTGAGGTCCTTGAAGTCCTTGCGCACCCTGTGGACCAACAGGTCCCTGTGCTCCATTAGCTCCCTGAACTCCAGTTATACCTTGGATACCTTGTGCTCCTTGAGGTCCAACGGGTCCTTGTGGACCAACTTGACCTTGACCAACTTGAGTTAAAAAATTTTGAACAGATATGCCTGCAGCTAAAAAATCATCATCTCTTTGATCATCTTTAATACCGATTGGTATTAAGGTTTTAGTAGGATCAACAGAAGTTACTACACGTCTACTTCGTAACCAGTATATAAAATTTAAAATGTCCATGGTATTTTTTGATTAGTTAAATATACTATAATATACAAAAAATAATTTAGATAACAAACTATTCAAAACAAAAAAATCCCCAGTTTTGCAACCGGGGATCATTTTGCTGTATTGCTAGAAACAAGGAAAGAAACACAGACTATAGTAGTAAGCCGATTGTTAGTGCAAGAGCTAACATAACTGTAATACAAATATTTGCAAGTTTAAAATCATCTTCATTAATAACATACTGCTGTGATATTTTATCATACACAGGCTTATATAAGATGTGTGCTATTGCCCAAAACATGGCAATAACAACGAACATAATTATAATTGCAATTATTTTCATGACTTATAATTTATCAATCCTTCTTTGTAAATATACTAAAGCTTTTTGTAAATCTTCTTTTTTGTTAGAAGTTTTTTTACCAGCTCGCGCTAAGTACTTCATAACATTGCCTAGATAAAAGTCTTTATCTAGTTCCCAGGCTTCTAGTACATTAAATACTTCATAAGTATTTCCGGCCCCACCATAATACTTAGGTCTGTTATAATCCAATATTCTATCATCAATAGGTTTTTCAATAGAATTTATTGTATTATACTTTCTGTACATTTGGGTATTGTACAAGTTTTCTGACTCTTCTGTATAATTTACCATACTATTGCTATAGAATTATCTGGAACAAGTATTTTTATTTTTCCATCGATCTCTATTTTTTCTCCAGTTTCTAAAGCATATGATTGAATATAAACTTTATCACCTGCTTTTAAATCAGCTACTTCATCACCTACGGCAAAGATTTCAAGCTTTTGCCATTTCTTCATTGCTTCTTGCATGATTGCTTCTTCATCTTTAGCAGATAATTCAACCGGTGATTTTTTAATTTCTGGTATTGTTACCAAAATTCTTTTTCCTCTTAGACTTTTCATTATATTGGTTTTATTTATTACGCATCATATTTTTGACCTATTGTAATTACAGGTGTAGATACAGAGGTTTCTTTTTTTTCTGGTTTAATTTCTGTATCTGATAGTAAAGATAACTTAATTTGTTCTATTAAACCTACTAAGCCAAAATTACCATAAGCTTTTTCATTTATGTGGATTTCCATTCCTTCTTCAGTTTCTACTATAGAAAGCATTATTGATTTTTCTGTCATATGCAAATGTAATAAATTATTCGTTATCATAGAACATTCTTTCTGAATCTTCTGTACTCCACTTCTCAAATCCCTCACAATTATAGTAATCTTTGTTTACCAAATAATCTGGTTTTTCAGGGAATGGTTTAGTAACAAAGCTAGGCTCAGACCATTTGATTCTATTATTTGGTTGCAAAGCTATCTGCCCATTGTCAAGTAAAATAATGTGATGACTCTTATGCTCTAATGGATCTTCAGCTAAAGATATGTCAGTGTTAATATCTCCACTACCCCAGTTTATTGTAGCATAATATTTACCAGGATAAAACTTTCTATCCTTCATATAAACTTCTACAGGAGTATCATAAAGATATGATAGATGTATTATTGTAAAGTTATATGAGAAGCAGTTCCATATCTGTAAATAATGAAAGGGTAGATCTGGTTCTGGTAATTCTGGTTCTGTCAGTAATGCATGACTTGGTAGTTTATCTCTAAGTACTCCATTCTCTAACAGTACTTGGAACAATGCAGCTTGTCCCGGTAGACATCTTACAGATATAATTACCCCCGGGGTAAATTCTCCATGACCCTTTTCTCCTTGGTACATGTACTCATTCCTAACAAATACTTTGAGAGGAAAAAAGTTGTGTTCAATATATGCCATTATTTTTTAAAGAAGTTTTTCTTTGGTTGTTCTTTAGAGCTAAAACCCAGCTTTTCAATTATCTTGTTTGCTTCGTCTTCTGCAAAGGTAATAACTTCTTCTTCTTTATCCTTGATATTCCAATTATTTAGTAAAATGCTCATGTGCACAGTTTCATGCATAATAGCTGTAGCTTTCTCTGTAAGACTATACTTCTTAAAAGTACCCATATTCAAAAACAAGAAAGGTTTGTAGGGAGCTTTAGCTGTAAGTTTTTTATCAGCGGGATCATAGTTAGTAAGACCATAGATGTAAACTCCATTACCTTTAGTCTTATCTACTTCTTCAGCCTGAGCATCTGCTCTACTTAAGCCATGCATTTCCGGAACCTTGTAATAGTCAAATATCTCGGTAGCATCATTACCAATAAGTAAGATATACTTACCCATGTCAAACTTCTTCATATACTAATATACAAATTATTTACCAAACTCTGTATTACCATAAGCATCACATTTCTGAGAGGACTTGCACCCAGTCATGAAATACCCTATAGCAACTCCTATACATACAGCAAATATATACAGGCAAAATAGTTTCCACTTATCCATAGAACAAATATAATAAAATAACAAAGGCCCGGGCTTTCAACTCCAGACCTTTGTGCTATGTATTAACCCCTTAATATAGCTTCACAAATATATAAATTAAATTGGGAAAGATCTACTATCCACTTTTTTTTCTATATAATTTTTATCATTTTCATCAACTGAGTCTTTTACAGAAAAAGTAATTATTCTACCACCTAATGGTTTTGGAGGAGCACCCCTCTCTATATGCCAACCATGTGATCCTTCACCATACTCTTCTTTGTATGTCCCAGTAATGCAATGATGAATCTGTCTTTGTTGAATCTTGTATTTACCATTATGGTTTAATAAACTTTCTCTAACATCATTACGAGAAGAGTTCTCATGTATGTGACCCATGGTAAACAAATCCATATCCTCATACATCTCTAAAGCACGAGTAAGATTCAAAGCACCTTTAGTCACAATACCTCCACCGCCAGAACCATGATAGTACTTATGCTTAAATGAAGCTGTTGAGTTTTTTCTATAGTGCATAGTATAAACTATCCAACCACCATACCCGCCAATTTGCATATTAGTATTATACTTAAGGTTCATCATCTCAACAAACCTCTTAAGTAGATCAGTCTCCTGATACTTAATTATCCCGGTCTCATGATTACCATAACCAATAACCTTGATAATATCGGCATATGGTTTAAACCACTCTACCGCAGTCTCTACAATTGAATCTAAGTAAAATGCATTATTATGTTCCGGGAGTATATCTGACTTATTCCTTCTATTATCCCCCCTCCCTTGCATAAGACAGAATAGATCCCCTACAATAACAACAGGTAGACTATTCTCCTTACAGTAATTAAGATGTTTCTTTAAAAGCTTTCTATCACAATGTGGATTATCCCAGTGTATGTCTGACAACACAGCAACCTCTGCTGTCTTTCCAGTAAGACTTATACTATGTATATTCTTACTAATCTTCTTAACCTCCATGTATCTGGTTTAGTGGGTTACATTATAATATACAAAAATTTTTCTTGGCACCAAAATTATTTCATATTAGAGGAGGAGATGGATCCCGGCTGCAGGGGCCCCCACCCCTTAGCCGGACTGGTGGTACCCCCCAGTCTGAGCCAGCTGGCAGATTGCATCTGACCATCTGTCTAAGAAAATTTCCTTGGCAGGAAATGTTTCTATGACTGTACCATGCTGTGCATGCTACACTAGCTGTCATGTCATCACAAGCTCTGACATAGGACAGCTCTTCTGGCTAGCCCTGAACATAATATAAAATATTAAATTTTATCTTATGAATAATCTTATCATTCGGGTTATTGCTAACCCAAACTCAAAGAAAACCTGGGTTGTCTATCCCAGTGCAGGCATAAAGCCTTTCGTTATAGACAAGACCAGGTGCAAAGGTGTCAAGCTTAAGCCCAACAAACATTATGTTGTTGAGCTTAAGCATGCAAAGAGTAAAACTCCACCTTTGCCTGACACCATATTTGTATATTGCATATATGCATATGGTGAGCTGATGTTAGACAAGTCTACCACAGCTAAGAAGAAAGGGAAGTAAGATTCCCTTTCTAAAGGGATTTTATCCCTTTTTTTCTTTCTAGCCCAGAACATAACATAAATAAATTTATTGTTATGAAAACACTTTTTGACCTGTCAAAAACTATTCCTGTGATAACTGAAGTTCCACAGGCATCAATGGCCATATTAGACTGTGGCTCCACCAAAGTCTTAATGCCCCTATTATCAGATGAATACAATGGTATTCAACAGATAAACAGTCTTTGTTGGACAACATTGTCCAAAAAGACTTTTGACCAAATGTATGAACTTATTTCCAAGGAAATAACTTGCATACATATTGATTCTCATATCTATTGCCTTGCAGACAAAAGTTATGAGAATAGAATGGCCAAGGCCATTAATGATGATTATGCTTTAGCACCATAATCATCAAAAGGGATTTTATCCCTTTCTTTTTCCCTTTCTTTCTAGCCCTTAACTTAAAATGAAATCATTTTAAGTAAATCAATTTTATTATGCTAACAAAATTAATTTTTGCACTATACCTGTTAACAGGCACAGTGACCCCTCAAGATGAACATGAGGGGAGAGAAACATATACAATCTTCTTAGAAGATGGTACATGTATAGAACATGCCTATGCAGGCGAAGTTCTAGAATGGATTGAGACAGGCTCATTCCATTATAACGAAGACTTAGAGGATTAACATCCTCTAACTCTTCTGAAGAGTTATTCTAACTCTTCTTTTTTTCCCTTTTATTCTAGCCCTTAACATAAATTGATAAATCAATTAAATTTTATAAATTATGGCTTTACAAGCAAAATTTCTAAAAGTTGGCAAAGGTGGAACCTTAGCCATCTATGAAGTGCGTGGCACTTCAACTGAGTTAGCATCTTACGTTGCTAACAACTTTAAAAACAGCGAACCTGTTTTCAAATCTACTCCGGATGGCAAGCTCATCCTGAGTAATGGAAATAAAGTTCCACTTTATTTCACTTCTTACCCGTTACCGGGCAAGAATATGTGGCACCCTTTGTATCAAGTACAAATGGGTGACAATGCAGGTTCTTGGACTTTAGACAAGTCAGAACTGCAATTTGATGCTCTTGTTGCCAAGAGCCTCGGTGCTGACTTAGGTCAGGCAATTGCAGCCGAGTCTGCAAAAAGGTATGCTGATAGCACACCTGTGTCATCATCTGCATCAAGCTTGCTTGATGAAGAAGATGATAGTGAAGAGGACTTCACTGCAGATGCTTCTGAAGAAGCAAATTTGGAAACTGTTGAAACAACAGCTCCCAAAACAGCTAAGACTAACAAGTAGCCTTAGCAAAATAATAAGAGTAGCCACTAACGTGGTTACTCTTTTATTTTTTCAAACCTGAAACATAACCCTCTTTCTTCTAGCCCGTAACATAGTTTGCTATTGCACTCTTTATAGAGTGCTAATACAAGAAACATACAAGTAATATGTAGTTATTTTAAACATTGTGTTTTAAATTTTACAGTTAATAGGCTCAAAGTATAGGGAAATATACTTGCTACTTGCATGTATCAGGTTTCAGGTTTCTAACTTTTTGATTAAAATCTTTTGTCTCCACCGTGTGTAGCAAGTAGACTTTAGTATTGATAATCAGATAGTTACAAAATGCGGAAATAAGTATGTATATATCTGTATGTTATGTATATTGTTACTACTTACTACTTTATACCTTCTACTTATCTTGTATTATTGTATTATAATACTTTAGTATTATATAGATTTTATATAGCTAAACCTAATTGTGTAACCAACTAAACACATATATATGAATTCTGTTAATAGAATTACCATTACAGAAGATTATGCTTTACAGCTTAATACTTCTATTGAAGCTCTTATACTAGAGCAAGAGAAACAAGGCTTCCGGGAAGTTAATAGATACACACATCCTGCGGTAGGATTAGTAGTTGTTCTAACTGATGCACCTGTACCTGATTATTCTCTTGCACCATGAGTAATAGAGATTCATTCCTTATAGGCTTTATACTTGGAGCTGTTTCTTTCTGCGTACTTATACATATAGTATTACATGTTATTGTAAAGAAAGAAACTCCCGGGAAAGCCTCTCAGCACATCAAGACTGAATACTTTCTTGAAGTGTCTGAAGACAGCATTAAAGTTGAATCTTTACATGGTAATGTTTATCAAGGTACATATAGTGACCTTGATAGCATTATCTGTAAGGATAATCTTTAATTATTAGTACATCAACTGTAAATAACCGAGGGGGAGTTTTTAACCTTTGCACTCTATGCGGTTTACATACAAGTAGCAATACTTGAGGGGGTTGTTGATGTCAAGCAAAGTTCATTACTGTTAGTAAACAGTGACAAACCTGTGGGGCTACTATTGGGTTCTATATTTCTCCTGCAAAGAGAGTATAGTACTGACATATCATTTGCAGTGATATGAATCCAAAGTTAGTGCAGACTTAAAAATCAGGTATTTTACACATAGTATTGATAAAGCTATGTGAGTTTAATTTAAACTATCATTATCATGAGAACTTATTAGTCTCATGTTATATGATTATCTATTCTCCTTCACAAGATTCCACTTGGGAGAATACAGCTGACTGAAGTGGAATTCAGTTTACTTACAAGAATAAGGATTCAGCGATCCTTCTCTATGGCCTAGGAAACCATATGTGTCTTGTACAGTTGTTTAAATATTGAGCACAATCAATATTATTATTATTACTAACAATCAAGTCCTGTGTACCTAGCACAGGCAAGTCCTCAAACTAAAAAAATTAAGTTATGATTGTTAAAACTATGATTGAATTGTTCCAAGGTAATTTAACCAAGGTACAATATGTTAAGTATTCTAATGGTAAAACTATTAAAAGAATACTTGGTAAAGATAATGTTCCTGAATTCATCATTAATCTGTAAGACTATGAAGAATTATATGCCATATATCTTTGTTGTTCTTTTGTTAGGAACATTTTCCGGGTTACTTATGTCTATGGGAAGCAACATACTTGCTTCTGTAGGTATGATGTCATTATTCTGGGCAGCTATGCTTGCTCCCGTATTGGTTAGCAAGTAACCATACTATCCTGAGTAGGATATAAAACTGCTCACTGCCTATTGTATTATTAAAGACATGAAAGAGTCAACTGTAAAAATCAGTTATAATACAATAAGAAATGGTGAAGCAAAACAGTTAAACAGAAACCATTAATAGCAGTTATTTACTCTCATCCAAGCAGGATAACATACTACCATTGAGCTTATGATGCTCCGTGATGGATGTATGTCAAGGGTTGCAACCTTGTGAGAGTACCAATAATCAGATAGAGAAGAAAGTTCTCACTCAGCAGTATAACTGACTAGTATACACTTATGTCTAGTCAACATAAGAAAAACTGAGAGGTCAGCAGGTGAAAGTCCTGCTTCTGATTAAGATACAATAGAAAGGCAGTGATATTCTGCGTATACCTGAGCATGTAGACAAAAGGCTCATTTTTTTAAACTTAATTAATCACTTATAAATAAACTTAAAATGAAAATTCATTTAAACTCAAGACAAGGTCTCTATGAAGTAGAGACATATGGTAGAGATACAATTACATTATCTACCAAACATAATGTGTTTCAAGTACCAGTATCTGATTTTAAATCATTTGCCGGTGGTAATTGGAACTTTAATGTACCCAAAGAAAAAATGGATACATTTTTATCAGTTGTTCAACCTGATAAATATAAAATACAAGTTGAACAAGAGAATCAAATACTAACTCTAGCTGTTAGATTAGGTATGATTCAAGATGCAGTTAAAGCACAACAATCAGTTGTTGTAGAAGAATCAGATGATTATCAAGATATACCATTTGAAACTGATGAACCTACCAAAGATGAATATGAAAAATGGTGGAGAGATAAATGTAATGAGCTTGATACTACAAAAAATAAAATGAGAAATATTGCATCTGAAGTATATTCTCAGAATCTTGACTTCAGTAATTTTCAGAATCACAAGGGTATTAAATTCATTATACAAACAGATGCATATGAAACAGAATTTAGATTCCGTTGGGACCCATATGGATTTGTATCTAATGGTCACAGTGATATCAGTAGCATCTTTAGAGCAGATGATTGGTATACTGTCAATGGTGGTTGGATTAAAATCATTGGTGATTATGTGATTTTATATTCTAAATCAGGTGATTATGGTGTGTATGATGATGCAATAGCTACTGCATGTGCAAAGAAAGTATTTCCTACTAAAGAAATACATTCATTTGCAGGTAGATACTGGGATGATGAACTTGATTCTCTTTTTATGGAACTCCCATTTTAACTCTATGTCCTGAGTATGACAATAAAGTGCTCACTTTTTCAACTTAAAAATCAATTTATTTATTAACTCTCAAAAAACAAAACAAATGAGAAATTTATCTACTAAGGGTTTAAGCATGTCCCAAGCACAATCAATATCTAACTTGTGTAATCAAAATGCTGTTGAGATTCAACGTGAGTTGGATTCTTACAACAACTGCAGTAA